TTTCCGTTTGCAGTCTTTTTATTTCTAATATCTGGCGGTCTAGTTTGAGACTTAGGTTTGATTTCAATCATCAAAGTTCTAGGTCCTGCTGGTGTTTTCCTATGTATTACTACATCTGGAAAATACCTATGTCTTTTACCGTCAATTGGTGAGTAATATGGTATTACGTATTCCTCACTTGCCCACCAAATAACATCAGGATGAATATCTACATGCCTAAAAAATTTAAACTCCCACATTGAGCGGTAGTATATTTTAGACGGATCACCCTTATATTTGCTAGGATTTTTTGGACGAAATCTTCCACTATAAGCCAAATCGTTCCTCGCAATTCAATATAAATAGAAATAATAATTTTATTTATAAGAAATAAGGGCGATCATATGGCAAGAACTAAACGGGTTGAGTTTTATAGTAGACTAGCAGAAAAAGAAAATGCTGGTGCTATGTCTCATTTAAGATTTCCTGATAAGCCATTTCCACATACAATGTTAATGGTATTTAAAAAATATGATTTCCAACAATATAAAAGTGGTTTTGGTTTAAACGAATCTGCGTTTGATGCTGCTGATAGAGGATCTGGGATTGGACTAAGAAGTTCTGATTCTATAGAATTGCCTTTTCCAAAACAATTAGTTGATACAAATACAATGAGACTTAATGGATATGAAAGGTCTCCAATTACAGAAAACCTTACTTTACAATTAACAAAAGATATGGGAAAGGGAGAAGCTACTATAAATCAACTACCACAATTAATACAAGCTCAAGGTGCTTCTATTGCTGGTTTAGCTCAAAGCACAAGTGGCGGTGAAGTTATGGATTCTATAAAAGGTTTTAAGGTACAAGATGTTGCAAGTGCTGCTACATATTTAGCAAGAAAATTAATTCCTGGCGATATTGCTAGAAGTATTAACTCAGCTACAGGACAAGTAGTTAATCCTCGTGAAACACTTGCTTTTGAAGGTGTTAACTTAAGAAATCATCAATTTAATTGGGATTTATATCCAACTAACCAACGAGATTCAGAAAGGATTAGAGAAATAGTTGAAAAAATTAAACAAAATTCTTTACCATCTGTACAAGATTTACCAGGAATTAGAAGAGCATTCTTAAAATATCCATCAGTTGTAGATATTTACTTATTAGGTGTTAATCAAGAATATTATATGAAATTTAAAACTTCTATGGTTACTAACTTTACTGTTGATTATGGTGCAGGTGGTAATTTAGCAATTATAAAAGGTGGTAAACCAGCAGGTGTAAATATCGCATTACAATTATCAGAACTAGAAATTGAAAGTGCCCAAGATTATGGAGTAACTGCTCCTGATAAAGCAAAAACATTTGCTACAGGATATGATGGTGAAGGAGATACAGACTAATGACTAGATACTTTGAAGAATTTCCAACTGTAGAATACGAAGGACAACAAGTAAAAGATATTACTCGTAGAAATTCTTTAACTAACTTTGTATTAAATAATCCTATGCTGTATATGCCTTATACAGTAAAAGAAGGTCAGCGTCCAGAAGATGTTGCAAGTTTTTATTATGGCTCAACAGATTATACATGGTTAGTTTATATGTCTAATAATATCATTGATCCGTATATTCAATGGCCAATGGCGACTGCAGAATTTAATGACTATTTAATTTCAAAATATGGTGAGCAATCTGGCAAAGTTGGAGAAGAAGTTGTTGAATGGGCATTTGAGCAAAACGGTGAAAACATTGTTTATTATTATAAAGTAGTAGGATAAAATATGGCTGTAGAAATTGTTAAATTAGCACCAGAATCTTTTAGAACAATATATCTTCGTAAAGAAGATCGTGTTATTTTACGCACAGAACTTGGCCGTAAAATTATTGTTAAACGTATTATTCCAGACGAGTGGATTGAATGGAGAATATACGATCAAGAAATTACCGATAATGAAAATAGAAAAGAAATTTTCTTACTCGATCGAGATTATTTAAACCAAATTAGTGACGAATTCCGCAGAAAGATAAGAAGTAGATAATGGCTGACACATCATTTAATCCGTCTGAAGCCGAAATAATTTCTATTAAAATTACTTCATATGATGGATCAAAAACAGAAGATTTATCAACAAACTTTTATTATGAGTTTGGCGTAAAACAGAGCATAGATTCTCCTGCTTGGCAAGGTTATATCAAAGTTATTGATGCTATTGGTTTTTTAGAAAAGTTTCCATTAAGAGCAGAAGAAAAAATGGAATTAAAATTAATTGCTTCTGATTTAAATACGGAAATTAATTTATATACAAATATAATAAAAGTAACAGATATTCAACCGCTTCAAAGTAATAATGGATCATCATATACAATTCATTTTGTATCTGAAGAAACATTTAAAGGTGGTACAAGATCAGTATCTAAAGCATATGATTTACAAACAAGTGATACTGTAAGAGAAGTATTTAATACATATTATTCTAATATTCCTACAAAAGAAAATGCATCAACACAAGATTCAGTACATGATAGAGTATTACCGTTTGGTGCAAGAAGATATTTAATAACAGAAACACAAAAAAGAAAACAACAAAGAAATCTTTTTATACAAGATACTGCATCTCGTTCTAGATTAGTAATACCGCGTTTAACTCCTGCAGAAACAATGCAAATGTTAGGAGCTAGATCATATAATCCTGAAACTCCTTCTTGTACTTTTAGATTTTTTGAAACTTTAGAAAATTATTATTTTTGTACAGATGAATTCTTAGTAAAAGATATCGAAAATGATCATGTTATACAATTGTATTACAGCCCAACGGCAAGTGTAGATCCTAAAGCACCTTTAGATCAAATTAATAGAATAGAATCATTGCATATCGCTCAAAAAAGTATTGATTTAGAAAAAGATGTTTTTTCTGGCTCATACAGAAGTGAAGTAACTGAATTAGATTTTGTGAGAAAGAAAGCAAATATAAGAAATTTCAATTATGATACTGATGGTAAATATATGGATATGAAAGGTGATATTAGAAGCCTGGATGATAATCCTCATACAGAAGAATTTCGTAATGATATATTCACAAAAGAAAATGCAAGATCATTTATGATCTTTAAAGATTATCAATCTAGTGGTGATCTAAGTTCTAATATACATAGAAATAGATTTCTATCTGAAATAATTCAGAATAGAGTATCTTATCTTTCTCATTTAAATAATACACAAGTTGAAGTATCTTTAAAAGGTAGATTAGATATTAGACCTGGTTATATTGTAAATTTAAATATACCAGAATTATCTACTGGCACTTTAAATAACGAAACATTATCAGGTAGATATTTAATAAAAAGTACTTCACATGTAATTAGTGAGGGTGTTTTAGAAACAAGTTTACAACTTTCTAAATTTGATTGGAATAGAGGCGATGTTTGATTTTGGTGTAGGTCTTAAAGATCCGGTATTTTTTGTAGGAGTGGTCGAAAATAATATCGATCCTCGCAAAGAAGGACGCGTGCAAGTAAGAGCCTTTGGTGTGCACGGAACTAACTCTGATGTCCCTACAGATATGCTTCCTTGGGCTATTGTTGTGCAAGGTGACTATAACCCTAACAATATTCCAAAGATAAACAGCTGGGTGTTTGGTGTGTTCTTAGATAGTAGAGATGCACAACAACCAATGGTACTTGGATTAATTCCAACTCAAATGACAGAACCATTAACACCTGATTCAATTAAAAAACAAGGATGGGGTGTAATACCAGATAGAGATAGTAAACTCTTAGCACAAGGATCTGAGCCAGAAAGTTTTGGACAACCTCAAAATTCAAGACTTGCTCGTGGTGAAAAGATTGAGGAAACAAAAGTCTTTCAACAAGAAATGGCTAGAAAGAAAAACGTTAAAGTCGGAGGTAAAGATGAAACGTGGGATGAGCCTGGCACTGCTTATAATGCTGAGTATCCCTTCAATAAAGTAATAGAAACCGGAGCGCATACTATTGAACTAGACGACACTCCAGGTGCCGAAAGGATTATGATCCATCACGGTTCCGGTTCCTTTGTGCAAATTGATACTAGAGGTACTGTTACAGAAAAAGCAGTATCAGATAAATTTGAAGTGATGGACCGTAAACAACACGTAGTTGTTGGCGGGATGAGCACAGTAACCATTGAAGGTAATAGTTATGTTTACGTGAAAGGAAATAAAATAGAAGAAATCGAAGGAGATTTACAAACATTAGTTCACGGTAATCATATGTTATCAGTAGGTGGACAAAGCACGATTAATGCTTCTGATCAAGCTCAAATGAGAGGAGCTGATGTTAAGATAGAAGCCAACGTAGGTACAATGGCAATTAATGCTAATAAAGAAATGCAAATCCAAGCTGGTAAGTTTGGTAATCCATATGGAGCACTTTCAATTAAGTCAGAAAAAATTCTTGTGGATGCTACAGATAAATTACATTTAAGAGGTAATACACAAGTTAATGTACAATCTGTTGCAGAAATGAATTTCTCGGCACTTACAATTAATCAACTTTCAGCGACTTGGTCAGCACAAGCTTCATTAACAACTACAATATCTAGTGCACTTACTACAGATATTACTGGAGGCATTGATGTTGCTATTGGAGGTGGAGTACAAACAAATATTAATTCTCCAATTGTAAATATTGATAACTTTGTTAACTTAGCTGGTGGATTAGCACGACCTGCTATACCTTCATTAGTAGCAGCTAAATTCACAATTCCGCCAATACCAAGTAAAGCATTTATTCCAACATCACCTATTCCTGAAATTGCTTGGGGAGCCGCTACAGTATTTGCACCTGAACCAGTTAATAAATCAACTGCTCTTATTACAGCAGATTTAGGTTCGATGGGTAGTACTGGTTACAATTCTATAGATCATAAAGGTGAAACTCGTACATTATACGCAAGTAATGTGATTGCTTCTGTTTCTGCTGGAGCAGCTGCACCATTATTAGACTTTATTGGTGATTTAGAAAGTAACGGATATGATGATATTTCTGGATTAGTTTCCAAATCAAGATATCCGGCCAAGAAGCTTACTGATATGACTATTCAAGAAGTACTTGATTGGCAAGAAAGTATTGATAGTAAACAAAGCTCAGAGGCTGCTGGTCGTTATCAAATTATGGAAGATACTTTACGAGGTTATAATAATGATAATAATAATGGTCCAGGAAGACCATTATATAAGAGAGCCGGCTTAAGTGCAAGTGATAAGTTTAGTGCTGCAAACCAAGATAAATTAGCAATTGCATTATTAAAAACAAGAGGATTAGATTCATACTTAAAAGGTAAAATTAGTAGAGAAAAATTTGCTTATAACCTAGCATGTGAATGGGCTTCATTACCATTAGTTACTGGACCTAATGCTGGTAAGAGTAGATATGATAGTAATACGAATAAATCTTTAACTAAAGTAAAAGACTTTTTACAAGTATTAGATAAAGTTAAATCTAGTTATTCTATTAAAGAAGGTACTGCATTAGCTCAAACTATAACGCCTGGAGGTAACATCGCATGATTCCACATTTAGATCCTTGCTTAACTCCATCATCAGCTGCAATAAATATTAGCTCCGGAATACTAACGAATAATAACGGAGAATATACAAAAGATCAAATTGCAGTATTTGAAAAAGAATTTAAAGATTCAATTGTAAGAGAAGTAGAAACTAATCCATTATCTAAAATGGTTAAAGAATATGGAAATGATTTTTATGACGTTCATAATTATTTAAATCAAGCTCTAAAAAATAATAAAGATAAATTAAATAATTTTGGTGCTCTTAGTGAAAGAACAGATGGCGGAAAAAGTCCAGCAATAACTCCAGCAGAAACTGCTGCAATGATGGATGATTATGGATTTACTGTTAACACTCTTACAAAAGCAATTAATGAAAGATTTGATGGTGTATTAACTCAATTAGATGGATATTATAGAGATAGTTTTTCATCTAGTATTATGGGCGGATTTTGTGGATTATTCCAAAGCGCATTTGTATTAATTAATGGCTTCTTTAATTTAGTAGGACAAGTTCAAGGTTTAATAAGTGATGCAATATCTTTTGTAAATAAAATTAAAAATATTGAAGATGCGGCTAAAGCATTCTTTGAGCAATTAAAAGTTAAAGCATTAATTGAAGCAATTAAAAAGAAAATTGTTGATACTGTTGAAGGTGTTATTAAGAGCGTTGTTTCCGCGATTGAGAATTTTGATATAGGTGAAGTTGTTAATGATATTGGAGTTTTTATTCAAGAAAATATTATTAATAGAGTTGAAGATATTAAAAATGGTATTGTAGAATTTTTTAGTGATGAAAATATAGAAGGTATTAAAAACAAAATCACTGGATTATTTGATTACGCAGTAGGATTATTTGAAAATCCTTCTTTAGAAGAAATTCAATTTTTAATTTTGAGAATTTGTGGATTTGCAGCAGGTGTCGAAGGATTAATTAAAGGAACAAGAGCACCATTAGACGATTTCCAAAATAGATATAGAGAAGTTTTTAACAATTTACAAAATGCTTCTAATAGAATTGAAGGTGAATCTATTAGAGCTGGTGCAATAAGATTTTCTGAGCCAAGACGTAAAGAGGTAATAAATAATACTAAGGAAGAGTGGGCAAATATAGATCCTGATTATCAGTATCAAATAACAGAAACTACTCAAACGACTACTGAAGATGATGGTGAAATACCAGTATCTAAATATGATGGTTTAGTAGAACAAATGAAGTCTCTTCCTAAATGGAAAGATTTGAAAAACGGAAAAGATTCTAGATTTAAAGTAGAAGGTGATTGGGTTAAAGATCTTGGTGCTGACGGTTGGAATAGAATACTAGATAAAGTTAAACTTCAATTACAAAGTTTACAAAAATCTGCTAAAGAAGCAGGAATTACAGATCAATTAATTATTATGAGTGGCTGGAGAAGCCAAGAATATAATAAGAAGCAAGTTGAACAAGATCCTGGAACTGGATCACACAGCTTTGGATTAGCTGTTGATGTTACTTGGGATGATTTTTATGCTCGAGCAGATAAAACGGATGAGTTTGCCGAATTGGCAAAAAAGGCAGGATTTAGAAATATAGGAATGAGAGATAAGTTTATACATCTTGGTATGGGACAAACTAATTATTGGGATGTAAGAACACAATAGGAAAAATAAATGTCACAAACTTTATTTACAGGTAATACAAAAAAGATAACAATCTATCAAGATTTTAAAAAGAATCTTGAAAAAAGTCCTGTCTCTGCAGATCTTACGGTAAATAAAGATGAAGAAGCTGTAAAAGAATCAATCAAAAATCTTATTCTTACCGATAGAGGTGAAAGATTAATGCAACCAAATTTAGGTGCAAGTATTAGAGGTTTATTATTTGAAAATATTACTCCTGCAACTCTTAAATTAATTCAAGATAGAGTTGAAGAAACAATCAATTTATACGAACCAAGAGCAGAGCTTATTGATGTTGTCGCAGAATCAAACATCGATGACAATATAGTACGTGTTAAAATTGTATTTTACATATCTAACATTCAACAGCCTATAACAGTGGATGTATTTTTAGAGAGGACGCGATAAATGGCTAAACTAAATATTTCAGAATTAGATTTTGAAACGATTAAATCAAACTTTAAAACATATTTAAAAGATCAGACTCAATTTAAAGATTATAACTTTGAAGGATCTAATATGTCTGTATTTTTGGATGTATTAGCTTATAATACATTTCAAAATAACTTTTATACCAATATGGCAGTCAATGAAATGTTCCTTGATTCAGCCGTACTAAAAAATTCTATTGTATCACATGCGAAAGAATTAAATTATCTACCGCGTTCTAGAAGATCAGCTCGTGCTGTTGTTAATGTAACTATTACAGACACAACTGTATCAGGACAAACGGTAACTATTCCTGCTTATTCAGCGTTTACAACAAGCTTTAAAGGTACAAATTATAACTTTATTAATGCAGAAACATATATCGCTCGTAAAACTGCGCCAGGTACTTTTGTTGCAAGTAATGTAGAAATTTTTGAAGGAGAAATGCTTTCTAGTTTTGAAAGAGAAGGTTTCTTTATAGATGATGATGGTATTTTAAGAGTTATTCTTTCTAACGAAAATGCTGATACTGATTCTATCGAAGTGTTTATCGATGCTGAAGCAACAGATAATGAAAATGTTTTCATTCGTAAAAATGATGTTTTTGGTGTAGGTCCAACAGATAAAGTATTTTATGTAGAACCATTTTATGATGGAAGATATTCTATTTATTTTGGTAATAATATATTTGGTCTACAACCTGCTGAGTATGAAGATGTACGTGTAAGATATCGTATTACTTCTGGTCCTGAAGCAAACGGTGCATATACTTTTTCATTAGAAACAACATCATCAAATTCAGAAGCAACAGTTCAAACAGTTGAAGCAGCAGCCGGCGGAGCTGAAAGAGAAACTCAAGAAAGTATTAGATATTTTGCTCCAAAATCATTACAAATTCAAGAGCGTGCTGTAACAACAACAGACTATGAAATTTTATTGAAAAAGCAATTCCCAGAAATTCAAGCCATTTCAGCTTATGGCGGGGAAGAATTAGATCCACCACAATTTGGTAAAGTTGCTATTTCAGTTTATCTTGGTGAAGGCAGAGAAGGTTTATCAAGTACATTATCTTCCGCATATATTGAATATTTAAAAGATAAGAGTCCGTTAGCAATCGAGCCAATCTTTATCGAATCACAATTTATGTATGGTTGTACATATGTTGATGTTTATTTTGATGCAAAAGGAACTAATAAATCTGCAGCACAAATTGAAACATTAGTTAGAGACGCGGTAACTACTTATAATAAAGATAAGCTTGATAACTTTAATGTTACATTAAGACTATCTAAATTAATTTCCGCAATTGACGCAGCTGATAGTTCAATTCAATCTAATCAGGTAGAAGTAAATCCTTATGTTTTATATTCACCTGTTGCTGGTATTGCAGAATCGCCTTCATTTAAATTCTTTGCCGAATTAAAGAAACCATATCCATTTAGAGATTCAAACTTTACTGATTATAAACCTGCTGTTAAAAGTAGTGTATTTGAATATAATTACGTAGATGCGTATTTACAAGATGATGGTGAAGGTAATATCCAAATTGTAACATCTAATATTGTAAACCCAGAAGTAATCGTTCCTGTTGCAGGAAGTGTAAATTATAAAACTGGTGCTATTGAATTAATTAATTTTAAAGTTACTGCATTAGAAGGATCTAGTATTAGAATTATGGTAACTACTAAGAGAGATGATATTGTTTCTCCTGCTGGTAGAATATTCTTAATTCAAGATGATGACGTAACAGTAAATATGATTGAGGCAAAGTAAATGGCATTTTATAATAATCAGCCTTTAATTGAAAAGAAAATATCTTTTAAGATACCACAGCAATTCCCTGCTCACTTTAGAGAGAATGGCCCCGAATTAGTTCAATTAGTAAAAGATTATTATGAATTCCTTGAAACACAACCAGATATGAGTGTCTATAATAATAGACGATTATTTGAATATAGAGATATTAGTCAAACATTAGATTCAATGCTTGATTTCTTTAGAAAGAAATTCATGGCAGATCTTCCTGTATTATCTGATGAAAAAACAAAATTTGTAATTAAAAACATTTTAGATCTATATCGAAGAAAGGGTACTGAATCAGGTATTAGATTATTTTTTAGAATGTTTTATGAAGAAGATATTGATGTAATCTATCCTTCTAAATATATGTTAAAGCCATCTGATTCAAAATGGCAAACTGGTACTTATTTGCAAATGATGCAAAATAATAATGAGTTTCCAAATAGAGCGGGTACAATTATATACACGTATTTAGATTTAATTAGTAGAGATATTGTCGGATCTATTTCTAAAGCAAGAGCAGTTGTAGATAAAATTAATTTTGTTTTTCTTAATAAAACACTCACTCCTATTATTTACATTTCTAATCCAAAAGGTAAGTTTGTAAAATTTGATGAGATCGTTTCTCGAATTGATGGAGAGGATATTTCATTCGGAAAATTAAATGGTTCTGCTGATGAATTAGAAATAAATTTAGGATACGGCGGAACAACTGGAAATAAAGTAGGTGATATATTTAATTTAGAATCTGAATATGGTAAAGGCGGTACATGTATCGTAACCGATCTTGAAGATGAATTTACCGGTACTATTGATTACAATCTTCTTGATGGAGGATTTGGATATACAATAGAAAATACTAAAATACTTGTATCTAATCAAGTATTAGTTATACCAAATGAACCAAGAAGATTTACCGTATTAGAAAGATTAAAAGATAGTGCAAATAATGTCGGTACTGTTATTGGACAAAATGGTATTGCAGTTGGTTTAAAAATGGAAGGTGGACAAGAATTTGCATGGGGCCGCACGATTGAAACAATGGACAGAAGTCCAAATATTGTAATTCCATTTTATAATGCTAATTCAGCGCCTGATGGTATTTTAACAGTAGGTGGAAAAAATGATTCATCGCCTGGTCCGTTATATGCAAATACCGGTGATCCTACTCATGCTAAAGTAGAAACATTAAGTAATATTGAAACTGTTAGTCTCATTACAGATAAATTAGCAGGCTTTTTAAATGTACCATTAAATTCATCGAATTTTAATGCTGTCCCTCCTGCGACCCAACCAATGTCTGGTAATACAGATCCAGTAACACTTGCTACAGCATTAGAAGATGCTTTCGATTTAACTCCATTTGATATTGGTACTATTGAAACATTTGAAAATATCGATCCTGGCGAAAATTATGTTAATGATGTTTGGACTCTCGTTAAAGATGAGGTAATGATTGGTTTTGACAGAAGAAACCAAATTTTAACATTTGATGATTTTAATGCATCTTTTTCTGAAGGAGATGTTATATCTCAAAATCAAGGTGGGGGTGTAATTGTTAGTGGTGTTATTTTAGGAGTTAATAGTAATTTAAAATATATTAATGTAAGACCTTATAGTTATTATGGATTTAAGAAAGGCTTTAATGTTAACCATTTCGGTAATTACTTCGAAGTAATTTCTGTTGAGGTAGATTATAGCTCTGAACAATTTGGTGATAACGCTGATTTATTTTCAAAAACATTATTTTCACAAGGAAGAATTGCTGCAGCAAAAGTTTTAAATTCTGGTTTTGGTTATATTGATAAAGAAACAGTATATCTAACAGATGATGAAGGAACTCGTCATGCAGAAGCAGAATTAAGAGCAAATTCACAAGGTATTACTGCAGGATTTTGGGGATCAACAACATCTCATATTAATGGATATACTAAAACATTAGCAGAAGATGGAGAAGATTTTTATTACGATTCTCAAATGAAAATACAAGATAGTGATTATTATCAAGAATTTTCTTATGAAATTAAATCTACAATTGATCCTAAACGTTATGAAACTGTATTAAAAGAAAGTATGCATTTAGCAGGTACTAAATTATATGGAGACTTCATTTATAAAAATAAAGCTTCAGTTGGACTTGGTGCTAAGATGTTTGTACAAACTAAAGATGATTATATTAAAGGCGGTAATCCAATTGTCGGTCCAGGTCAAAGTATAGGAAGTCAAGTTGTAACAGCAGATAATTATGTTTATACAGTAGATACTACTTCATTTGCTGCTGACCTTGCAAGATAAAATAAATAATAAATTAAACAAATTAAAATAGGAATAGAAAAATGGCAAAGCAAACAATTAATATCGGATTAGCTCCTAATGATGGAAATGGCGATCCTATAAGAGATGCTTTTGATAAAGTTAATGATAATTTTACAGAATTGTATAACTTCGATGCGGGTTTGCC